CATGCAGGTCATATAGTAATGCTTAAAGAAGCAAAGGATAACTGTGACCATTTGATAGTAGGTCTACAAACAGACCCGAGCATCGATAGGCAAGAGAAAAATCAACCAGTACAATCAGTGTTTGAAAGGTATATACAACTAAGAGCTGTGAAGTATATTGATGAGATTATTCCTTATGATACAGAGCAGAGTCTACTAGATTTACTAGAAGCAACACCAATACATCTTCGATTTGTAGGAGAGGATTGGACAGATAGACAATTTACAGGAAAAGGATTACATGAGATTTTCTACACTAGTAGAGCTCATTCTTTTTCTAGTACGAATTTAAGAAATAAGATAAATGAAAGCAGTTCTAAGTAACAGAATATACATGAGTGTAACTAAAGAGTTACATAATTCTATAGAAAAAGAACTTACTTATACTATTGCTCCTCGTATACCTTCAGACCCGCCTTTAGTATTTAAAACAATTCGTTTTATAAAAGAAGGTTTGATTTCTATACCTATCGGAAGAATGGATTTAATCCCAGATGATTACGAAATAATAGATAAGAGAACTAAGTCGCCAATAGAACATGCAGACTTTAAGTTTGATTTACGACCAAGCCAAAAGGCGGTTCATGATGAGATTAATGACAATGCTATAGTTAACGCTTGGGTAAGTTGGGGAAAGACTTTTACAGGTTTAGCTATCGCAGCGAAGCTTGGTCAGAAAACACTTGTTGTTACTCACACTACCAACTTAAGAAATCAGTGGGAAAAAGAAGTACGAAAATGCTTTGGAATTGAACCAGGCAGAATAGGTAGTGGAGACTTTAAAATTGACTCTCCTATAGTTATCGGGAATATTCAGAGTTTATACCGAAAAATGGACGACATAAAACAAGAATTTGGAACATTGATTTTAGATGAAATGCACCATGTTAGTAGTCCTACTTTTACTCGTATAGTAGACGAAATGCCCACTCGTTATAAGATAGGACTTACAGGAACATTAGAGCGTAAGGATGGAAGGCATGTAGTTTTTAGAGATTATTTTGGTAACAATATTTTTAAACCGCCAAAAGAAAATTATCTTACTCCTTCTGTACATATAGTAAAATCAGATATAAGATTTTTAGATGGTTCGTTTACGCCATGGGCAGAAAGAATCAATGACTTAGCATATAAAGAAGAGTATGTACATAGTGTGGCTATGGTTGCTGCAAAATATGCTGCTTTAGGACATAATGTATTAGTAGTATCAGATAGAGTATTATTTTTAAAAGCATGTGCTAGACTAGTAGGAGATAATGCAGTATCAATTACAGGGGATATGGATTTTCAAGAAAGAGAAGATACTATGAAACTAATAAAAGGTAAAAATAAAAACATTTTATTTGGAACACAGTCTATTTTTTCAGAGGGAATATCACTAAATGAGTTAAGTTGTTTAGTATTAGGAACGCCAGTTAACAATGAGCCTCTTCTCACGCAGTTAATAGGTAGAGTTATAAGAGAACAAGAAGGAAAAATACAACCAGTAGTGGTTGATATACATTTAAAAGGAAAAACAGCAACCCGCCAAGCCAATGCTAGGATGGGTTACTATATAAAACAAGATTATGAGGTAAAAATATTATGAATGAACCAAGAGAAATTACTCTAAACATAGAGGAAATGCGAAAAAATAAAGTATTTTTAGCTACGCCTATGTATGGAGGTATGTGTCATGGACTATACACTAAGTCTTTGATGGACACAACAGGGACAGCTTTATCCCATGGATTATATCTACAAATATACTATATGTTTAACGAAAGCTTAATTACTAGAGCTAGAAATTATTGTGTAGCTAATTTTTTAAAGAGTGAGTGCGAATACTTACTTTTTGTAGATAGTGATATTGCATGGGGAGCTATGGATTTGATGTACATGTGGCATCTAATCTCAGAAAACCCCGAAAAGTACAGAGTACTATGTGCTTTATATCCTAAGAAAACTATAGCTTGGGAGAAAGTACTACATGCAGCAAAAAGCGGCGCATATGACGATGATCCTAGAGGACTAGAAAAGGTTGCAGGAGATATGGTATTTAATCCTTTACAGGATGAGTACCCAGGTGGACAAGCTCCTATATATGAGCCTGTAAAAATTAAAGAAGGTGCAACAGGATTTATGCTTATTCATAGGTCTGTATTTGAAGAATACGATAAAGCTCACCCAGAAAGATTATATACTCCTGACCATTTAAGAGAAGGAGAGTTTGACCGAGGCGAACAGATTATGGCATATTTTGATTGTATAATCAATGACCAAAACAGATATTTAAGTGAAGATTATATGTTCTCGGAAACTGTAAGAGCATTGGGTATAGATATATGGGCACTGCCTATGGTAGAATTAATGCATTCTGGAAGTTACATATATCAAGGTAGTTTAATTAAAATGGCACAAGCGGGAGTACACGCTACTTTAGACCCAGCAGATGAAAAATTACTAAGAAAAGCAAGTAAACAAGGTGGCCATATTCAGCAGAAACCTCCTTATGGTGCTGAGAAAAATAGTTCTTGACACAATCTTAAAAATTTGTTATAATATGTTACTATTTAATTGGAATAAGATAATGAGAGTAAGCGAAGGAAGTGTTGATGATATAATACAAATCCTTCGCATTATGACTTATAAGATTCAACCAAAAAATTACTATGATAAGACATTTAAGTTTTATCAGCATCGTTTCGGCGGCAAGTCGTATCTCCAAAATCCGAGAGAGCTACTTGAAGTTGGGCGCACATTTAGTGATAGAGAAGTTGTAGAGTATGCAGGTGTCGCATCCTTTCGCAATTATCACGACTATGTGAATACTAAAGACACCACACTAGACTGTTTGTTATCACCGATATCAGACGAAATTATAAAAAATAACAGACTGCTTGATATAAAGGATGGTCGGATTACCTTTATGTTCGAGGAGACAATGGAGAAATAAAATGGCAATTGGATTCAACCAAACCAAGGGCTCAGCCCAAAAAAACAAAATAGAAACATATAACTACGCAGGTAAAGAAGACCACCACGTAAGACTGGTAGGAGACTTACTTCCTAGATATGTGTACTGGATTAAAGGAGAAAATGGCAAAAACATTCCTATGGAGTGCTTATCTTTTGACAGAAACTCTGAAACATTCAACAATGTAGAACATGACCATGTTCGAGACTTTTACCCTGATTTAAAATGTGGATGGAGTTATGCCATTCAGTGTATTGACTACGCCGATAAATCTATAAAAGTTCTTAATCTAAAAAGAAAGTTATTTGACCAAGTTATAGTAGCTATGGAAGAGTTGGGAGACCCAACAGATCCAGTTACTGGTTATGACATTCATTTCAAGAGAAAGAAAACTGGCCCACAGGTATTCAACGTAGAATATCAGTTAGCAGTTCTTAAGTGTAAGCCAAGAGAGATGGAAGATTGGGAAAAAGAATTAACTTCAGGACTTAAGTCTATGGACGAAATTCTTGTTAGACCAACAGCAGATGCTCAGCTTGAACTATTGAGAAGAGTTAACAATCAAGAAGGTGGAGAAGTATCAGAAGATATATCTAGCGAGTTTGACGTTTCATGATTTTATATACAGCAGACTGGCATATTAAGCTTGGACAAAAGAATGTACCTGTAGCGTGGGCTTGCTCTCGCTATGAGTTATTTTTTCAACAAGTACAGGAGGCTGTAGATAATCATGACGTAACTCTTCATATCATTGGTGGGGACTTGTTTGACCGAGTCCCTTCCATGGATGAGATTACTCTGTACTTTGACTTTGTAAAAAGACAAACAGTAGAGACAATTATCTATGATGGCAACCATGAAGCCACTAGAAAGAATCAAACTTTCTTTGATAACTTAAAAAGAGTAACTAATCAACTTAACCCACTAGTAAGTGTGGTTACAGAAACATACTATAAAGACGACTGGTGTATACTACCTTACGCAGATTTACACAGAAAAAATAGTATAGAAAATATAGATGCAGATTATCTATTTACCCATGTGCGTGGAGAAATACCGCCACATGTTATGCCCGAAGTAGAACTAGAAAGATTTGATAAGTTCAAGACGGTTTTTGCAGGAGACTTACATGCTCACGAGAATACTCAACGAAACATTGTGTACCCTGGAAGCCCTATGACTACATCATTTCATAGAAATATAGTTAAGACTGGATATCTAATTATAGACGACAATTGGGACTGGACATGGCATGAATTTGACTTGCCCCAGTTACTAAGAAAGACTATCGAAGACCCAGCGGGTATGCAACAAACAGATTTCCATCACACTATTTATGAAGTTACAGGAGATGTACAGGATTTGGCCAAAGTCAAAAACTCAGACCTTCTTGATAAGAAAGTAGTAAATAGAACAGTAGATGCACGACTAGATTTAAGTGGAGACTTGACTATGTCGGACGAATTAATTAAATATCTACAAGAGATACTGTCTCTTGATGATGAAAAAGTAAAAAACATTATAGGAGTATTCAATGATTATTCTTCAGAAGTTGAAGTGGGATAATTGTTTCTCATATGGCGAAGGCAACGAGTTAGATCTTTCCAGAGATACACTCACACAATTAGTCGGAACAAACGGCGTAGGTAAATCTTCCATACCTTTGATTTTGGAAGAAGTATTATTTAACAAAAATAGTAAAAATGTTAAAAAGGCGGATATAGCAAATAGATATGTTAACCAGGGTTATGATATTAGTCTCGACTTTACTGTCGATAGTAGCTTATATAGTATTGCTGTTAGTAGGCGTACTAACCTCAAATGTAAGTTAACAAAAGATGGCGAGGATATAAGTTCTCATACAGCATCAAACACTTACAAAACACTCGGGGAAATACTGGGTATTGATTTTAAGACGTTTTCGCAATTAGTGTACCAAAATACTAATGCTTCATTACAGTTTTTAACAGCAACAGATACAAATCGTAAAAAGTTCTTAATTGACTTACTAAAATTAGATGACTATGTAGCATACTTTGACACATTTAAAGAAGCAGTACGTGTTGCTTCTAGTGAAATGACAAGTGAGACTGCAAAAATTGCAACAATCGAAAAATGGTTAACAGACAATATTCTCGAAGATAGTTCCATACTTGATAAAATGATTTTACCAAAAATGTCAGAAAAAGACGAAGAATCTTTGCGTTCTTTACAATACGAATTTGAAAATATCTCGGAAAAGAATAAAAAAATAAATCTGAATGAAAATCTAAAAGAGCAGTTAAAAGCAATAGACCTTGATAAAGCAAAAATGCAGTTAACAAGCTATCCCGAAGAACAACCTTATATAGAACATTTAGAACAAGTACAGACACTCAAAGTTGAA